GCGTCCATCCCGGTCTTGCGGGCAATCAGACCCATGCCGGAGAGAACTTCAGTAGTGGTATTGAGACGGGAGGCCATTTTGACCAGGGCGCTTTCTTCCCCGACCCAGGACATGAAGGTGGAAAAAAAGCTCTTGACCGTGGCCAAAGTAGCGAGGCTGCCAGCCATGCTCAGAACCATGCTGCCGTATTTGGAGGCAAACGATTCGACCTTACCGGTAAGGTTGAAAAAGGAGCCGCCCAGGTCGCGCTCCAGGGTCTTGCCCTGGTCCGCCACCTGTTTCATGCCGGTGACAAATATCTTGGTGGCCTGATCCTTGCCCAGCAGCTCGATTATGACCTTGCCTTCATCCGCCATGAGCCTTACTCCGGGGCCGCTCGAAGAGGCGGCCGATTTGCCGGACGATAAAACCCCGGATTTTCACGGGCACTTGCAGCATTTCCAGGCCGGCCAGCAGTCCCGGCCCGTTCAGTCCGCCCCAGCCATCGCTTAACAGAGGCCGCAATTCCCGGTAGAGCCACCAGATCAGCCGGTTGGCCTGCAGAACCACCGGTTGCCGCTGTGAACAACCGGTGCAATCAATCCCCGGATCCGCCTCGCCACAGGCCGCACAAGCCTCCCAATCCTTGGCAGGCCGGTTCAGCCAGCTGGCGAGGTCCCGGAGTTTTTTGCTGCGGCGGTCTCCTGCTCCCGCAATTGCCGGGCCAGATCAAAAAGGGCGCCGGGATAACGGCCGAAAAAGGCCAATTTGTTGATTTCGGTGCAGGGCAGCGGTTCGCCTTTGGGATCAATCAGCCCCCGCCAGACCTTGACCCGGCGCAAAATCTGGTAATTTTCCACCGCGGCGGGACCGAGAGGTGATTCGACAGGGATTTCATCGCCTTCAGGGAGATTGAGAAAACCGTGTTTAACTCCCCAGTTGTAGGCCCCCATCAGGTCCGTCAATTCCTCCGGGCCCACCACCAAAACAATTTCTTCACCCGCCACGGTGACAGTGATTTCCCGGTCCAGCCATTGCACATCAAAGGTCAGCATAAAACCTCATCACGCGTAGGAGGCTTCGGGTTCGGTATTCACCAGGGTGGCCTGGATAGCCGCGGCCTCGCTGCTGTTTTCATAAAACGCTTCAAAGGCAAAATCCGCATATACGCCGCCCTTGACAATAGTTGGCGTCTCGACGGTGTAATGGATTTCCGGGAAAAGAAAGGCCAGGGAATAAACCCCGTCGGTAAAAAGCACCTGAAAACTGCGCTCCGTCCCGGCCACCGCAATATCATAAAGGGTCCGGTCCTGGAAAAAGAGACTGAACTTGCCATTCGCGGTCAAATCTCCATGCGGCAGATCAAAGCGGGTATCGCCCGCGGCCGGGAATGAATCGCCATCCAGCTCATTGCCGATTTCCAGTGAACCATTTTTGATTGTGGCCAGGGCGCCGCCGCCTTCCAGAAAGCTCAATTGCCGGTTGGAAAATTTGCTTAAAGAAAAGGTGGTGGGGCTGCCGTCATAGGCGCTGCCGCTGGCGGTTTCCGAAGCTCCCATAAAATCCAGCTTGGCCATAAGTTCATTGTCGCCACCGAAAGCCATAGCAAACTTGGCCATTTTAAAGCCGTTGAATAGAAAATATTGGGCGACATCGGTAAACCCCACGTCGATGAGAAATGAGGGCAGAGAGGAGCTAGGCTTGAATACGTGGGAGCGCAGGTTGGTCTGGCAGGTTTCGGTTCCCGCGAAGGTTTCCGCCGCATATGTGTCGGTGATTACGATCTCATTTTCAGTCTCTGAGACGATTTCGTAATCACCGTTATAATGGACAGTCCCGGCAATGGTAATGGGTTCGCCGGCCGCAAAGGCATGGCCGGTAATAGGAATCCCCACCAATCCGCCGCCCTTGTCCACCGCCGCGGCATTATCGATGGTGTCAGCTGCAGCCCAGGTCGTTGCGGGCGCCCCCATCAGGCATTTGAGCCAATAACCGATGCCGATACGATCCACCGGCACCGACATTCCGCCCCTGAGGTCCCGGTTGCCGTAAAAGGGCATCGCAGGATTGCGATTAGGCCGATGCACAGTGCTGGGCTTCAAGGGGCGGCTGGCCTTCAAATCCACCGGGAAATGATAGGGCATGGAGATGGCCGCCGCCACTGCGGGATTTTCCCCGTAAGTCGTTTCAAAATCTAAAAGAATTTGCGAGGCGCCGCCTCTTGCCTGTGTCATAATGCCACCTCCTAAAGCGTCGGTTGATACCCGCCCCCAAGTTTGGGAAAGGAGACGGTAATGTTTAGCGCCCCGGCGAAGAGGGGCCAATAAGTGACCGCATCATAAGCAAATGATAAGTCATCAAAATCCAGATCGCCAAGAGCCGCGGTAATGGCCGTTTCCGCCAAATCCATTAATGCCTCCAGGGATTCCGGACCACGGTTGATGATGGTCTGCACCCCGCTGCCGGTGGTAGCCTCGGTGCGCTCCTCATCCCGCAGGAAGAGGTTGACGCTAAAGGCCCAAGGCCAATTTTCCGGAGCCATGCCCCGTTCTTTATTCCAACTGATCACCTCAAAGACCGGGCATTGCTCCGGCTCCGGGCCGTCTTCCCCGGAAAGCCCCAGGCAAACGGTATGCGGTGTATCAAAAAGGTCTTCACATTCCGCCAGTATTTCCGCCGAATCCCGCAGGGCCTCAAAAATCTTCTGGGCTATCTGGGCATTGGTCAGGGCCATAAAATCTCTCAAAAGGTCGGTTCAATGGCTTTCGGATCTTTCCCGGCCCAGGCGGCTTTGACCCGTTTCTCGCAAAATCCGGCGATGTGCGCCTGGTTTTTCCGGTAAACGGGGTCCACATGCGGCCGGGCGGGGATATGAATAGTGCGTTTGGCAATCCCCAGGCCCACCGCGAAAATCAGGCGGCGCATTTTCGGAGTGACCGGAACATCATGAGCCACGGCATGATAGGCGGCCAACTGCGCCAGCCGGGGATTTAAAAAGCCGATACGCACCCGGGTTTCTGCGCTGCTGCCGGTCTTTTCATAGCGCGCTCCGGCAGCCAGCTTTTTCAAGGGTGTCCGCCCCTTGGTGCCATAAAGCACCGGGGGCGGCGACTTCGGGGCTCTTTTGCGCCGGGCCAGCCGACGGGATTGAGCCCGGGCCCGGCCCGCCAGAGAAGTCCCGAATTGAAGCCAGGAGGATGCCTTGGGCCAAGGCTCTCCGCCTGGAGCCTCCTGCCGCATTCCCTGCGTGATTAATTGCTTCAACCGGAAACCGGCCGAACTCAAGGCGCCGCCATGGGCCTGCGCCGCGGCCTTGGCCCGATCCTGCACATATTTGGTGGCCCAATCATGGATACGCATTGTGGCTTGCAGCATCAGGGTCTCCCTTGCAGGGCAGCCCGCTCATAGCGGGTGCAACCCAATAGCCAGGCTATCCCCAAACCATCACCGCCTTTGACCTTGCGCACCGTCCAGATTTCTCCGCTTTCCAGGGCAATGAGGTCATTCGGCTTGGGCGTTTCCACCTCGGCCTGCCGGACCTGAGCTACCATTTCTTCCAAAATGTACCGGCCCTGACCCCCCAGATTGTCGCCATAGGTAATGATCACCGGAATCTCTACCCCCACGCCGGTGGCCTTGGGAGTATAGGTCGCCGTCTGGGCCAGGCCGTCGGTATCAAACCAGGCGGCCTGGCAATCCGCGGCTATTTCATCCCGGAGGGTCATTTTTTTAGCTCAGGGTAGCCTTGATAGCATGTTGCCAGTAGCCGTAACCTACGTTGCGGCTGGCCTTGACCCCGTAGAGATGCCGGTTGTTCTTGAACTCCTCATCCGAACCTTCGGCCAGGGCCTCAATCGTTACCGGCTCCTCTTCCTGCAGGATGAAGGGCCGAACCGCACCATCGATGCGAAACACTGCAAAAGAAGTGGTCCAGGTATTGATCCGCGGATTGGCCACCACTTCCACGTTAATCCCCTGGCGATAAACGGATTGCATGGGGTTATCCAGGGAGCCGGCCGCCTTGTTGAGCAGGTTGGCGCTCACCGCGGTCAGAGCCGAACCCCACCAGGTGGTCAGCACCGGCACCATGACCAAAAAGTTCCGAGCTTCCCCATTCATCGGTTCGCCTTGATCGTCCAGGTATTGATAGAAATAGCCGATTACCCCCATAATGGCGTCAGCCATTTCCGCCGCGGTGGGCGCCGTGGCCGTGTCCACGTTCAGGGCGGCCACCTCGGTGTCGGTAATATTGTTAGTTTGGGTCCCCGAATCGCCTTCGCTGTGATCGGTGTCGAAGAAATACTGACCGTCATAGCAAAGGTCGCTGGCGCCGGCGAGAATCAGATTGGAGAGCAGTTTTTCCCAATGGGCGTTGGCGCGGTCCGCCATTTCATCCACCCGGACCAGAATTTGCCCGGTCTTATCCCGCCGCAGATCCTTTAGGGCAATGGCCAAGGTCGCCTCGAATTCCTTGTTCTCGATGGTGATGCCATTGGACCTGAGTCCTTTTGCCTGGCGGCCATCCACCCATTCCCGCATGGCGGGGCTCATGCCCAGCCATTTGTAGGATTCACTGGCCTGATCCGATTGGAACAGCATTCCCAACCGGGAGGCCCATGAGCGGTCAAAACCAGCCTCCAATCTGTTAAAAAACCGGCCGATAATGGCACGGCTGGAAAGCCCAAGTTTTTCCACTGCCATGATTCATTCCTCCTTATTCCCCATGGGGGGCTTTTTACGAAGTCTTCAGAAGCCCATAGGCTTCGAGGGCGTCCAAAATGGCATTGATGGCCGTCCGCGCCTCAGCATCATTGGTGGCCCCGCCGCTGGGATCAGCAATATGATTCTGCTGCACCACCGCGGTGGCCGCGAAAAATCCAAATTTTCCGGTATTTACGCCCATATTAATGGCGCCGGTTCCCTTGCCCTTGATGGTCAAATCAACATTAGTTTCACCCACAGCCTCCAGTACCGGCCCGTTGCCGGTGGCGGCATTGCTGATCTTGATCTCATTGACCGCCGTAGCCGTGGCGCCAAAGGTCACGATTTCGTTGCCATTGGCATCCTTGATTCCGGTGGAAATCAGAGGACTGGTAAGCATGCCGCCATCAGTATCCGCGGTATGCTCATGATTGGCCACATCCGCCCCCACGCCCGCCTGAAATTCAACAATACAGGTGTTGGTGGTGACATAGCGAGCCACCTTCCCCACCCGCGAATTGCCGGTGGAGGTCAGGGTGAGGGTGCCGTCATCACTGGCGTAAACGTCCTTGCCCTGATCGGTGATGGCGACGCTGGCCAGGGTCACCTGAGCCCGGTAATTGCCCCGCCGCACCCGGACATTTTTAGCGCCGCTGGCACCGGCGGAATTGTCGGCCTCGGCATCCGCATGGCCCCGGAAAAGCAAACCGCCCGCCGCGGTGGTGGCATAGCCATCTAAGCGGCTAAAGATCATCGATCCCTCATAGGCATGGATTGCCTGATACAGGGGCAGGTCCTCAAAATCTCCCAGGACCTCTTTAATGGGAGTATTTTTACTCAGTGACATGATTTCTTCCTCCTAAATGGGTTGCCCCGTTTATTTTTGTCTGATTTTGGCCCTGCCTTCCGACTCCGCCCGGAAATAGGCTAAATAAGTTTCAAAATTCTTGAATTCCTTCCGGATAGCCGCATCTTTATCCCAACATGACCTCGCCTGCTCTTCCAGCGGAGCATCTTCGGCAACAGTGGTCATGTTTTCCACTACCTGGCCCAGGGCCGGCGGCGCAGCTTCAGCCAAACCTGCCAAACTCCTGGCCTTATCCACTTCTTCGGCCAGGGACAGATTCAGGGCCAGCAGGGCTTCGCCGGGAGGGATGCCATCCCGAATAAGGCGAAACTTAACCGGTTCCGGGCCACGGAAGTCCAGGATATCGATTACCCGTTCCCGCTCCCGTTTTTCGCCTTCGGCCCGGAGCTGCTCCACACCCTCCGGATTCCTGGCCAGGGCCTCATCCCACGTGGCCTCTTCCTTCCCCATCCCCTTCACCTGGGCGAAGAGGTCGGGGTGCTTCTCCTGCAAAGTTTGCAAATCCATACGACCTCCTTTTTCCCTGGCGAGGGCCAGGGCGGTATTGAAATTCCCCAATTTATCTATGAGTCCGGCTTTTAAAGCCTTGCGGCCCAAAAAAATCCTGCCGTCGCCCATGCGTTCATGTACTGTCTCCGGATCAATGCCCCGCTGCCGGGCCACCGCCTCTAAAAACAAGGCGTAATACTCATCTACCATGGCTTGCAGATAATCCCGGCCCTCTTTGGAAAGCGGTTTTTCATCGCTGGCGATCCGCTTATATTTGCCGCCGGTGATGACGGTGCGCTTGATCCCTTCCATTTCATCAGCAGCCGAATAGTCATAATGCATTAAAGCCACGCCGATTGAACCGATTTCGGCGGTTTCCGGGGCTACTATGGCCAAAGCTGCCGAACCGATCCAATAGGCCGCAGAGGCCATAAGGCCATTGGCATACGCCACTACCGGTTTTTGCTCCCGGGCGGATAAAATCAAATCGGCCAATTCTTTTGTGCCATCCACCGCCCCTCCGGGTGAGTCCACGTCCAGCAGGATTGCTTCTACCGCCGAATCGTTTAAGGCCGCCTGGAAATCCCGAATCAACAACTGAGTGCTGGTTCCCCCGGAAAATTGCATAAACATATTCATACGCTTGTCTAAAATCCCGAAGACCGGCAGGATGGCTACGCCATCGCGGACTTTATAGGATTCTCCAGCTCGGGCGCCGCTTTTGCCGCCGGCGGTTGGGTATGCTTCCAGCCTTTCCCCGGCCAAGCGCCGGTCAATGGCCAGAGACAATTCCTCCAGTTTGGCCGGATGTAAAGCCCAGGCCTGATTCTGAATACTCTTAATAAATTGGCTTTCTTTCATTGGCGTTGCTCCTGGGCCGGCGGCTCCGGCGGCGATTTTACCGCTGCCGGGATCGCTAACCCCAACTCCTTGATCCGCTCCTGTTCCTGCTGCCGCTGCTCCAAAGTTTCTTCCCAATCCCGGCCTTGGCCCGCGGCCTCTTCCGCCAAGGTAGAAAGACCATAATCCACCGCCAGCTTGGAGGCCTCCACCTCTTTCACCGGGTCAACCCAACCCCAGCCGCCGCCCACCCAGGACACCCGGCAAAGTTCTTCCCGGTCGCGGTAAAAATCCTGGGCCTCAAACAACCCTCGGAGCCAGGCCTCCTCCAATACCATTTCCCAAACCGGCTGACAAAACTTCCGGGCAAACCAGCCGCGCCATTGCATGAACATTCGCCGCCCTTCCAAAAGGGCGGCCCTGGCGCTAGAATAATTGGTCTGAGAAAAATCCTTCAGCAGCAATTCATAAGGCATTCCGAGAGAAGCTCCGATGATTCGCAGCAGGCCGTTGAGCATCCCGCCAAAAGTCTCACCTCCCCGGCCCTTGGGATCTACCACCTTAATGTCTTCCCCCACGTTGAGATAGGGGATCATGCCCGGCTCCAAAGTCTGAATTCGGTTCCCGCTGCTGTCAGTAGTGGTGGCTCCGGCCACCGCCGACCCGTAGGCGTCGGCCTTGGTAATAAATACCGCCAAGCAGGCGGCCACCCGTGCGGCCACCACTTCAGCCTCCAGGTAATCCCCCAGATCCTTGAAATAAGAAAGCACCGGGGCAAAATAAGGAACACCCCTCACCTGGCCAGGGCGGGAGACGGGGAAAATATGGAGTAGCATGGGGCGGCCCCGATTATCCTTGGCCGGAATCCCCACGTATTTCTGTTGCTCTATTTCATAATCCCGTTTGACCATGGGAGCCTTGCGCAGCCAATAGCGCACCGGCTGTCGCCTTTCGGCCCCCAGTTCGACTCCCTGAATAATTTCAGTTTTGCCAGGAGGTGAGACGAGCCGGTCAGCCTCAATAAGCTCCAGGGCCCGGCCTAGAGGCCGGCGGCTATCTTTGATAAATGTTGGTACGGCAATTATTTCGCCGTCTTCGATGATTTTGCGGAGGGCTAAAAACTGGATTTCATTAAAATCCAACCGTTCGGCGGCGTCGGCGTAATTACCCCACAAAGACCAAACCGCTTCCGCCTGGCGGCGTAATTTCTTCGCTTCTTCTGGAGCGATCCCCAAGTTTTCGGCTCTTAGCCGGCTTTGGGGCGTCAAGCCCTGACCTACTACGTTTTGGGTCAGGGTATCAGTCGCCCCACTGGCCACCGGGTGGTTACAATTTAGTTCACGGGAACGGTTGCGCAACTCTTCCAGTTCCCAATAATTTGGCGTGCTGCCGCTTAAATACGTAGTAATCCAGTCAGCCCGGAGCCGGTCTTTTGATGATCCCCGATAACGCTGGCTGGCCATCTCAATCTGACCAATACCGAAACGGGCCCAGCGCCGCCGTAATCCAGTTTGTGGAGCAAAGAAGGTGATGAGGCGATCCAACCAATTAGCGGCGGGAAGCTGCGGCCTCATTCCGGCCTCCCGAATTCCACCCGGTTGAAAAAGGCGCCGGTCGCTTCCTGCGCTTCGGCCTTATCATATTCCCGAGCCAGACGCTCCCGCTCCCGATACATGGCCGCCAGATCACCCCGCTGTAAATTAAGCCCGGAGCCAGCTCCATAACTTTGAGCCGTCTCGGCTTTGGCGATCTTGGCATCCAAACTTTCAATCTTTGCTTTGATTTCTGCCGAGGTATAAAGCGCCATGCCTTAATCAATCACATAGTTTAGCACAAAAAAAAAGGCGCTCCATTCGCCTCTACGACACTCTGTTCCCTTAAAATAATTTTCACTTAAACTTTTTCGCTACTTTGCACCTTCATCTTGTCAATAAACCCCTGCAGGGATGCTTCCGAAATCCGCAACGCCCGGGGACCCAACCTGATGGCCTCCAGTTTCCCTTGCGACACCAGTTCATAAACATATCGCTTTGTACAATTAAGGTGTTCCGCCACTTTCCAGGGATGCAGCCAACCTCGGGTTCCGCCCATGACTCCTCCATGATAAGGCCTGATAAAAGGTTCTTTCATGCCTACCGCCGCAGCCATGCTCCCAAATGTCGGCCAGTAAATGGATTGATTTCATTCCAGGCTTCCGGCGCAGTATTCTCCGCCCCCGGCCGGGGCAATACCCTGATCCCGCCCCAGCACTCCGGTTCAGCCATAGCCATGGCATAAATCGCCGTGTCCAACAAATGGTTGGGCTGATTGCCTTGCTGTACCCAAACTTCCCGGCCCCGGCGGTCCCGTTCTTTGATCTCAGCCGTCAAATGAGAGGCAAACAATTCATCCGTTTCCGCGTGCAGATAAACCCGGCCTGAAGCCACCCGGCTCCAAAAGGCATCTTTCAGGGCATTGGTATCTAAAATCCACAACTTGAGCCCGCCGGGGATCGCCACACCCTTTCCCGGCATCTTATCTATAATGGACGGCTGCATTTTTTTGCCATGCTTTAAGGGCCATGACGACCCTTTTACGCCGAAAATACGGCCCTGGCCGGATAACCGCAGCCACTGATAAACCTGTTCAGTCATCCCAGGGTCGCCGGCTGCTCCCTCGCCGCCGCCGGTATCGATACCGCCCCGCCAAACCGGATAAATCATACTGCCGTCCGGGGTGGAATATACATCCTGAAAAAGGATTATCTCCAATTCGGTAAAGTCCGCCGCATAGCCATAACGGATCAGATGTTGGTTCACCAAGCCGCTTTCCAAGCGCTCCCAAGCCCAGATGGAATACCAGCATCCCCGGCGTTGATTATCAATCCCGGCTGTCAAAGCAACAGTGCCTTCAGGGACTTCCATCGCCCGGCGGTTGGTGCGCAGCTCTAAAATAACCGACGGTTCCGTGGCCTGCACCACCTCCTTCCATGGTTCCGCCAGCCATTGGTTGGTGAATACCCGGAATTTTTCCCGGTCATCCTTGACCTTAAAAAACTGCGCTGCAATCTCCGAAAACGACCGGAAAGGCGAATATAGAGCGCTCCACCAGAAACCTACGTGCGCCGCCGATGGCGGTGTCTCTATAGCTCCATCGAAAGCAACGGAACAACAAGCCGGCGCCCACTTGCCCGCGGCCAACATCCCCGGCTTATGCTGATCGTCAATTTCTTGGTGACAATGTTTGCATTCATATCGGGCCACCCGCTCACCCCTTATATACTCCGGGTGCCGCCGGTTCTCAGGCCATTCCCCCAAAGGCGATCCCCTATGTTTTATTTGCCTAAAAAACAGCACCTGGTAGCCGCCACAATGAGGGCAGGGCACCCAATATTTCCGGCGATCCGACTTTTCATAACTTTTGTTGATATGACCTTCTAAAGTAGTGGGCCGGCTCAATTCCACAATCTTCCGGTTCCAATAGGTAGTACTGCGATCAACGGCCTTCTCCACCGGATCACCGCCTTCCCCACCGGCCGGATATTCATCAGTTTCATCACAGATAATATAGCGGGCCTCTATATTTTGCAGATCCGCCTCACTCCCCGCCGTGGCAAAATACAATTCCATCCGATCTAAAATTATCTGATGCAACTGTATATCATCGGGGTTAGTGGTTAAATGTTGGCTCAATTCCTGGGAAGCCCACAACATTTGACGTAAACGACGGTTGACCCGCTTCATGGTATTAAGTGTCGGCATGACCACCAGGGCAGGCGCCGGATCCTGGCAAATAACCCAGCCCAACATATTGTAAACCGATTCGGTCTTCATAGACTGGACCGCAGCCATGATGGTAATCCGCTCCACCCATGGGTCGTTAAAAGCATCCATTACTCCCACGGCATAAGGACCTAACCGGTTATTCCATCGACCTGGGATAGCCGCGGTCCTGGGCAGTATCCGATACCGTTCGGCCCATTGCGACACGGTGATATCCTGCGGCGGCCGCCAGGCAGCTTGCTCAGATGGAAACCATGGGAGATTTGTTAACTCTAACTGCATGGCGGCGCTTTTTTTTAAAATCATCAAAAACCGTAATTATCTGTCCACTTACGTCATGACCGACTGCATGGCTGCCGGCAAAGGCCGGCTAAATTCCTCCAGCAGCTCCCGGACGACACGGATAATGATGATCTCCATCTCTCGTTCCTCCTGACAGTGAATGAGCTGAGGCGGCAACGCCCTGGAGAGATTCATCAGTCCTTGTTTCACTGCCATAATCCGGGCAACAAAGAGTTGTTCTACTTCCCGGCGTTCCACTAATTCTCCGCGGCGCTGCTTTACCTCCATCTCGGCTAGGTCCGCCTTGTGCCTCTTAAGCCGTTCCTCCTGATAATTCTTTCCCATGGACTCTGGCAAATCGGGTTGACGTGGATCTCCGGAGCGAGCTCGCACGGAGGGGGTCTTGCCATCCTTACTATCCCGCCAGGACAGGACCTGTAGTAGTTCAAACCTCTTACCCGGCAACCGGGGGAAATCCGGAGACCGGGCCCACCTTTGAGCAGTGCGCACCGATACCCCAAAATGCGCAGCCACAGCCTTCAATCCCTTAACTATGCTATCTCCCGGCGTCACGTTGCAAATACCCTATTTTCCCAATATACGCCAATTTACGACAGCCATTTAATTTTTCACAAGTATTTCAATTTTTCGCTCCCGACC